CACCCTTGTAAATTTGCAGGTCATTTGGAGTCATTAGACTGCCATCTTCACCGAACTGCCAACGGCGCAGCGTTGAGTCTGCCAAGTTGATGTCAATGTTGATGTTGCCTTGGCTCTTGATATCACCTGGTATAGTTAAGCTACCATCTGTACCAAACTGCCATAGTTTACCACTGGTGGCAGTTCCTGTTTCAATCTGAAACTCTTTGTCAACAGCAGCAGTAAAGTTAACTGTGCCAACTCCTCTTGGTGCCCCTAGTGTAAGTCCTGTTGGGAATGTGGTGTTGCCAGTTGAACCGAGACTGAGTGTGTGAACACCGTTGACTAGGCTGTTGAAGCTGGTTGGTATAGTGGGCTTATTGGTTAAATTGTTATAGTCAGTTGTACCACTAGTTACCGTTGCCCAACTTAGAGTTGTTCCGTTAGTAGTAAGATATTTGCCAGCGTTACTAGCTTGACTTGGCAAACCGTTGCTAGTTATAAACCCTCTTGAGTTGACATAAGTTTCTGTAGCATATCCTGTCAATGCACTGCTAGTAATAAATCCAGAATCGTTAACTAGGTCACTAGTGTTGTCTGGAAAAACTGGTCTATTAATTAAATTATTATAATCAAAAATACTAACAGCTTCCAAATCTACCCACGCTAACGTTGAGCCGTCAGTGGTTAAGTATTTGCCATTGTTACCGGACTGAGTTGGCAATACTTTAGATGGGGACAAACTAGCAATCCAAGACGGATTATTATATGACCCTGTAGTGTATATACCGTTTGTAACTGTGGCGGCATTGCCGGTAATATCAGTTACTCGATCCCATCTTAGGACTGTACCGCTGGTAGTAAGAAATTTACCATTATTGCCTGCTTGTTCAGGAATTCCTCTGTCATACAGTTCGGTAAAATTTTCGTTAATTTTTTGTGCGCCCACTCTAAGGGCATCACCGGAACCATCGTTCGGTATTAAACCTAAATTAATAATTTGTTGGCTCATTGCTTAATATCCTTGATCATATGTAATCGATAAACTATCGTTAGTTGTAACTAAACTATCCATACTGAATGGATTAGATTGTGCCGGTGTTGGAGTATCTGGAGCTGCTGGTGGCAACGGATCGTCAATAGATCTGCTTGCAGTTCCTGTAGGAAACGCAAGATACTTGTCTTGGAATGTTCCATCGATAACATCAATAATATATCGATCTGCTTCTAGATCAATATTTTTAAAATCAAAATCGCTAAATTTTATTCTTGAAATAATTGCAGCTGATTTGCCAGGCAATGTGTAACATAGGGGAAGTGCTTTAACATATCCCGGTTCAGTTAACGAATTTTCTTGAATGCTTCTCATCCATAACGGCAAGTAGGATCTATCGTATTCCCCAATAGATTGAATGCGTTTCCGCATGTTCTTTATAGAATTAGGAAATACTCGTTGTTTGTCAGAATCACTAACAAATGGTATATCGCTATCTACTGTTAGATTGTTATAACTAACCAATACTTTGCTATTAATTTTATCAGGTAATTGAACAGTTTGACTGATACTAACTCTATTTTTTTCAAGCGGGTCTACAACATCTACGTAAATTATTTCGTATAGTGTTTCTTGAGTAATTGGGTCTTTGGCTTTTGCTGATTTAACGTCCCCAAAACGCATGCGCTTACGTGCATGATTGCGACTCATGGACTGTACATAGTTTACAGCTTCAACGCTTTCTATCCCGGCAAACAATAAAACTTTAAGTTCAACTTGTACTCCAAAGTTTGTGTCACCGTATCGATAAATTTCATCACTTCTAAATATATTAGAGTCGGTGATAAAATTAAACCAAGCAAGTCTTTTAGTTTTATTTTGAAATGATTTAATATAAAGATTTGAAAACGTTTTAACATTTTCATTAATGACTCTTAAAGAAAAAGTTTTCTTTGACTCTGCAAATCTAATAGTATCTCTTGCTGTAATTTCAAATCTAAATTCTTTATCAAAGGTCGTATTGCTGCCGTCAAAGCTAGTGCCATAGGTAATTGCACCGCTTGAATCGTGAGTGTCGTTGATCCAGTCAAAAAATCTAGTAAGACCAGAGCCGTTACTATCGGCAAATTGTTTTACCTTTCCTTGAATATTCCCTGTGCCCGATAATGTTAAACCTGGCGGTAATGTTCCATTAGTAACTTCAAATAAAACTTTATCGCCCGGAGTTAATCCGTTAGCAAGAACGCTTATAGAACTAGGCATGTTTGCTCGAATAGTTCCAAGGTTGCTGTCAGATACCCATTCTATATAACTTTCAATTTCTCCAATTAGATCTATATTAAAAGTTTTTTCGCTTAACGCTGCACTTGAATTCCAATATAATGGTTGCTCGTTAGGTTGTCTAGATTGGTGCGGCTGAAGACAAATCCATAATATATTATTATAAAGTACTGCATCGTTCTTTGCATATGTAGCTAAGACAGACCATGCTCCTCTAAGATTATAATCTAAAGTAAGGATGTCTACAAGAAAATTTGCAGCCAATACTGTAAACTGGTATGAAATAGTAACAGCTCTTTGATAAGGAACTTTTCCAGCAATTTCGCCAGTTATTTGATCTAGCGACAGTCCCGAAGGCAATACGCTGTTGGATCCATCTGGATTTTTATCTTGTAAGAAAAACAATAGTGTTCCCGAAATTCCAGGTGCTCTATATACTTCTAAGAAAATAGTTAGATAATTGTTTGCACGGACTCTGCCTAGATTAGATTCGGTTACCCATAGAGGTGATCGGTTACTGGAAGAACTTGCTTGGAATACATTGGTGTCAACTTGTACAATTGTATTATCGGATTTTAAAAATTCTTCGGTGACCACATAAATTTTAAAAAGTCTTTTGACCTGACTTTTGCCATCGGTAACTGTTGCCAAGAAAGTATAAAATCGGCTTAGCCTTCTTGGTGTCTTTGATTCTTCGCTGTAGTCATATGTGAGTAAGTCGTATAGGTAATCATCAAATCCAGATGATTGTGCTTCAGCTTTATCTAAAGGTAACACATCGAACGCCGATGTATCGTATCCTCCGGTATAGTTTGTTTGATTTTCTACAGCAAATATAGGATCAGTAAACCCGTATATTCTTCCAGAACGACTTAACGTTAATCCTGGCGGCAACTCTCCATCCATTGGAGAAATGTAATATTCTAATACATCACCGGCTATTGTGTCGTTGTCATTTGCTTCTAACTGAAAATCGATATAACTGTTGTCCAATACATAATATGCATCATTCGGTCCAACATTTAAAAATCCTTCTTTGGTAACCCAGCTAGGTAAATCTGCGCCATCAACTGATAAAGAAAATGTTCTGTCGTCGATGTCAGTTCCATTGTTGGCTCTGATAACAAATCTACTTTCGGTAAATTTAACAACTTCAACAGGACTGCCTTTAATTGTATAGCCATCTAATCTAAGACCACGAGGCAATGCACCGGCTAATATGGTAAATGTTACTGGACCAGTTGGAGACGTTACCTGTAAAGGAATCTCCAAACTTATGCGTTCGGTTATTATTCCTAGGCTTCCTGCAGGAGTAATCCAGTTAACTGCCATGGGTCCCAATCCTTAAATTATTGTACCTAGGTCTAGACTAAGTCTGCCTGGATTTTCTAAAGTCCCCATATCGACGTTGGCCGCTGCCAACGCTAACTGTGTAGGATTTACAAATTGATCTGATATTGGACCAAAATCTAAATTTAATAATACTTGATTTAAATTAATATTTGTATCAATAGTCAAGGTTGATCCCGAACCAGATACGCTAATATTAGGACCGCCATTGATATTAATTTGCCCTAGATTGTCTGGAGTAGCAGTAATTGATGATCCAGAAGTAGGAACTACTTTACTAAATGCAGTCGGAGCCACACTATTAATAATTAAGGAAGTGGGTTGCACATCAATTGCAATTCCTCTACCTGGAACAATATTTTTAAATTCTAAATTGTTATTGACTTTTTTATTAAAAATACCGTAACCTGTGCCGCCAATGTTTGATGCCGTGACAGTTAACTGAGAGTTTAATTCTGTAAAATTAGCATTTACTTTTTCAAAAGCGGTGCGTAGGTCATCACCGAGACCGTCATTTACCTGATTACCTAAATTGATTCTTTGTATTGTCATAGTAGTATTTACCGCTCCGTTATATTAAATCTTACGATACAAACCAAGTATATCCATCGCAGGCTATGTTAGTTTTGGCAGATGCTGACACAATGTCGATAACGTTAAGTGCAGCATCTCTTATGGTTATTGAATAAGTTCCAGATCTATTTTTAATCAACAATCTCAAACCCGCAACTGATGCATCTGCGTTAGGAATGAATAATGTTCTATTGGTAAACAAGGGTTGCGCTGTTAAAATATTACCAGTGAAATCAGCAGCAGTTAATACAATGTCACCAGATGCTAGCCCTGTAAGATCCATTACACCTTGGAACATTGCATTTTTCACAGACAACTGATCAAGGATAGATACTTTGCCTGTACCGCTGGCTGCTAGTTCTAAATCTGCATTAGAATCAACGGTGGTAATTAAATTGCTGTTGACATTGATACTGCCAACAGTTAAACCTTCACCGTAGCTAACTTCTTTGGTTACTGGATTGTAATGTACAACAAAGTTGGTTGCTGTGTTACGTACTGGATTAACAAAGAATCTATTTGTGCCGTTGGAGTTTAGACCAGTTGCTGTTGCGTTTAAAATTATCGAATTAGCATGTTGATTAGATTGACCAGCATATGAACCAATGGCTACTGCGTTGATACCTTGAGAAGTCTGTCCAGCATACAATCCAACTGCAACAGCTTGGGTGCCTTGACCATTTTCACCAGTACCGTGACCGATAGCAACTGCATCGTCGTTTTGATAAGCAACTCCGCCACCAGCATTTTGTCCAATGGCCACTGCGGTCGATCTTTGAAATTTTCCAGCATTCTCTCCAATTGCAACGCTTTGATTACCTTGGTTAGTTCCTGCATTATACCCGACGGCCACTGAGGAATTGCCTTGTGAGTTTTGCCCTGATGTAGTACCAATTGCAACAGCATTAACACCTTGATTATTTTGCCCCGATGTAGTACCAATTGCAATACTTTGACCACCCTGTACAACTTGCCCAGATTGTGCACCAATAGATATACTGGCTTGTCCTTGAGTGGCTTCCCCTGCCTGATGCCCAATTGCAACGGCATATCCTTGTTGATAAGTTTTTGCTGCCTGCCATCCAATGCCAATGCTATAATTAGTATCACTAGCAGATCTAGCTAGATAACCAAGTGCGATACTGAGTTCACTGGTTCTTAAACTTGCAGTATCAATGTTGCCGACAACTTTACTAGTAGTACCGTTAATAATTAATGTAGAATCAAATCCTACAAAGTTACCTTTGTGGTATTCTGATAACGGTGCAGTAATTGTAACTGCATCGTTAGTAGCGTTAGTTGTTAGGATAATTCCATCGCCGGCCACTAGAGTAAATGTATCTGTTACATTATCTGCCAAGCATGGATTTTGTCCGCTGACAGCAATACTCGTAAATCCAAATCTAGTATTGGCAACAGTGATGCCACCGGTACTCGAACTTACACTAATGCCATCTCCTGCAATTAAACTGGTAACGCCGGTGTTTACAAGATTAACAGATCCTGTGCTGCTTGAAACACTGATGCCTGTGCCGCTAGCTAGACTAGTAACACCTGTGTTGGTGTAAGTAACAGAGTTATTAAGAGCATTAGTGGCAATTGATAATCCATTACCTACTGCAAAGGACAATGTAGAATTTGCTGAAATTGGATCAAGTGTGCTTTGCCCAGCAGCGGAAATAAATCGCCAAAGGTTTTGTGTAATGTTTGGTGAACTGTTAGTAACAGTCACATCTCCGGTTCCGCCCAATGGGCTTAAAATAATACCGCTACCAGAAAGTAGTCGAGTAACACCGGTATTGGTAATTGTGACATTGCCAGTACCGTCGCCACTAACAGTAATACCGGCCCCACTAATATTCTTTAGTACACCACTATTACTGATATTTTTAATAGTAGTACCACTAACTGATATTCCAGCGTTTCCTGCGGTAACGTCTGTAACACCAGTATTTGTAAATGTAATTCTATCTGCTGCTTGGGAAGTAGTGATAGTAATACCATTTCCGATTAGAGTTAAAACTCCAGCGTAGTCGTTGGCTACGACATCATTTTGTCCTGATACTCTAATTGTTCTAAAACTGCTCTCGGCAGGATTTCGAATCAGCTCACCACCAATAGTTGAGCCTATAGGTAAATTAACACTAGTACCGGTTGCTGTTACATGAGCATCGCCTAGGTACAATGAACTGCCACTTAGATATAAATTTCTCCACCTTTTGGCTGCAGATCCTAGATCATAAGCACTAGACTCTCCTGGGGAAACATCTGTAGACAATGCAGTAAGATCAACAATGCCTCCTCCGCCACCGATGGTAAGATATAGTTCGGTAAAATTGTCGTTGATATCTTTAAATGCTTGATCGACAATGTCCCAAATTATTGGAGGTTGTTGCGAATTTATACTTTTTTTAGACATTATGTTCTTCCTACGGCAACTTGAATTGTGCCTACATGATCTGAGTTATAATCTTCTAATGCTTTACCTATCACAGTTCCAGTTCTTGCGTTGCCGCCCACTGATACTGCAACACCTGCAATCGATGATGTGGTTAATAAATCGCCTTTGGCAATGGTTCCTACCACTCTGACCGGCACACGCCCTTGCAAAGCAATTAGGTTTTTATGTCCTGGGCAAGCACCATACATTGAATAAGCAGCAGTATCACTTACTACTCCTGCAATTCTATGATCTTCTTTAGAAGTTGCAATAGTTACTTCTTTATCGCCACCAAATACAAGCACAGTACCAACTGCATATTCTTTGTCACCTTCGTAGTATTCTGCCAAGTCGGCGGAATATGTCGCTTGCATTCTTGATCCCACACCACTTAGTTGCCAACGACCAATAATGCTTGCAACAGTAGTTGGAGTACCAGCGGTTAGTGTTAGTGTTTGTACACTGGAAGCAACAATGTTTCCATCTGCAGTTCCTGCCCTATTTCTAAATTGGTGCGTAGTATTATCATAGAATGTAACTTCGTCTGCAGCAGTTCCTGTGGCATTCTTTCCACCAATTAAAATGCCACCTTGGAATGTTGTAGCACCTGAAGGTTGCCATGCATATACTCTATGAGAACCACCAGTTGATGTAATTGTTCTATTCAAGAATAAAATACCAGCCCCTGCCTGCTCAGCAACATCTCCGTTGGTAGAATTTTTAATTCTTAGTCCACCATAACTTGAAGTTAAGTTGTTACCTTCTATTGTTATTTCTCTAAATGATGATTGACCTTGACTTGATCTAGAAACTAATCTGCCGTTATCAGTAGCAGTCCACGATACTCCTGATCCTGTTCCGTCTGAAGCTTCAACGGTAATATAGTCAGTATCTGACAGACCAGTGAATCCAGATTTTCTTTGCAAGAAGACCCCGTTAGCATTGAGACTAGATGAGTTAGGGCTGTATGATGCTTTCTTAAGTCCTAGCCCGTTGTCAATAATAGTGGCAAATGTAACTTCAGAAATGTTGTCTGTAGTTAGATTAGATCCTGAGTTTCCTAACACACGCTGACCAGTAATTTTTTGTAACTTCTCTTTTAATAAACCATTATCTTTAATAGTTACATAGCCGTTAGTTACTGTAAATTGAGTTGTGTCAAATGTTGCAGGACCACGTAATGCACGTACCGCACCACCAGTTGCTGAGCCAGTAGTTGTACCACTGTACGTTACAGTTGTTTGTGTAGAATTAACAACACGACGAGTTCCGTTATAGCCAGTTATACTCAACCCTGTTACTTCAATTCTTTGACCGTTACTAAACGGTGCTACCGATTGAGATGCAAATGTCAATGTTACCAATGATGCTGTTAATGTTGTTGTGGCTTGAGAAACAGAATTATTTAATTGCCATGTACTGTTAAGGCCGACACCACTAATATTTGCAATAATGTAAGTATTTTCTGGAACAACGCCACCACTGATTGTTAACCCTGCTTGAATCAATAACCCTTCAGCTCCTGAAGTACGAACAGTTAATGTTGTTCCTGAAATACTAGCAGAGAAATTAATAGCGCCAGTGCCGCTAGCGGTAACTGCTAATGTAGATGCTGTAGTTGCATACGCTGTATCTAGACTTAATTTTGCATGATCAATAGCAGCTGATGCATTAATGTTAGCATTGCTAATAACACCTGAATTAATTTGAGAGCTAACTGTATGTGCAGTACTATCTAAACTTAAATTGATATCACCTATTACAGTAGCATTTTCAGAATTATTTCCTTCTCCGGTAAAGACCAATAGTTCTGCGGCCTTTGCCTCCACAAGGTTAAATTCTTGAAGATTTTCTAATGCCAAACTTCGAAGATTAACTGCATCGGTTGGCTGTGCGGGATCTGCAATATTAATGATTCTATTATCGCCTAGATCCATGTCACCGTTCATGACCAGCTGACCATCCAAGCTCATGAAGCCGCCCGTTAATGGTGGAATCAACTGTGTATCAACTATAGGAGCGCCTATATGACTAATGCCCAATCTGCGTTCGATGTATGTACGAGTTGCATTTTGTGTTGGAACAGTATCTGTAGCATTGTTGGTCATTGCGGAGTCTGTCGAAAACTCTGAAATAGGAACACCACGTTTAAATCCTAAACCATCCAAATTACTCAACGCAATCGCTGCGGAGAATGTTACTTTACCAGTACCTTGGTCAACACGGAAATACGGCCCAACTCTGAAGTTACCAAACTGGTCAGTGGTCACATAGAATGTTCTTCCTGAACCACGTTCTTGAGTTTCGTTAGAATCGTCTAACGGATTAACCGCAGCACCGTAAATTTCATTTGGATAGTTGGTATCGGAATAGGATCCAGTTCCAATTTCTAACAAGTCATGTCCTGTAACACGAGTTAATGAAATACGAATTGTCAATGTTCCCGACGAAGCATTAACACGTCTAGCAACACCTGCTTTTAGTGTTGGCGGTGATTGGTATACCAATACGTTG